TTCTATTTTAACTCCATTCATAGACTCATCTCTTTTAAAATTTCAAACGATAACAGGAGGTACTACTGGTACAACAAAATTTAATACAATATTAAGTAGTAGTTTTCTTGAAGCTGGATATTATTATGGGATGTATATATATAATGTTCCAACTGCTGGAGATGGAGCTACTCTTAGATGTTCTGATATGCAACTAACAGTAACTCAATCACAACTACCTCAAGCTATCACTTCAGATTTAGTAATTATTAGTCCACAAGTATTAGATCCAAATTTTGAAAAATCCGATTGTAACGTAATATATGGTAATCAATCTGAGTATGCTTTAAGTCAATATATTGAAGAAGCAGATTATAGTACTGGGATTTCTATTCCTACAAACTATAATCAAATTATACAAGGAACAGCAACTAAGTCTACGGCTAAAGACTATTACTATAGTTTAAGAAGACAAACAATTCCACGCTATGAAGGATCTAGATCAACAGCTACAGATATCAATACCGTTGCTACAATATATTACGGAACAATATCAAGTAGTATATTAGCAGGTAATAAAGTATCAGGATCAGGTTTAGCTAATGCCAATGTAGAAAGATATTCTCAATATTTTGGAGTATTTAATTTTGTAACGTCAGGTAGTAATTTAGCAAATAATGATTTTAACTATTTTAGTAGTGGTGTAAATGTAGATTTATTGTATATAGTAGATCCAAGTGGAAATCTTATAAAAATAGATGAAAATAGTATTGATCTTGCCCATATATTTAAACCTCTAACCCCAGCTAGAGTAGTATTACTTAGCTCAGGATCAAATGGTCAATTATTTAGTACAAATATTAATGAAACTGGAAAACGCTATCAATTTATATTTGATTTAAATAATGGATTACTTAACTATTTTTACATAGTAGATAATATTAATGTACAATCACCCCAATACAAATATAGTTCATCAACCCACCCAGTACTATCTCAACAATCAACTAATATATTTAAGTTTTTTTCAGGTAGTACTACAGATTATTTAGGAAAGTTTTTTGTTAACCCATCATTTTCAGGTAGTAATGGATCTTTTCAAATGCTTCCTAGTAGTAATGGTTTAGATTTTTATAGTATATCTGCCCAAAATAGAATAAGTAATAGTGACTATGAAGTATTCTCATTTTCAGACACATATTTACCATTAGTACCTGGAGATAAAATAAAAATAACAGATCTAAACTCAGGATCTATATCATTTTATACTGACATAGTAAGCATAAATAACACATCAAGTACATCACGAACATTAGATGTTTATATAACTGCTTCTTCTACACCTTCTTCTAATTTTACAAATACAACTGGAAATAAATTGACATCATTTTATAGACAGTATACTAGTCCAACAACATTAAATTTGCAAAAATTTATGGATGGTGGGTATAGTGGTATAGGTTTAGTTATTCCAAATGATTATAACCCAACATTAGATTATGCTGGTATATTAAGAAAAACAGGACTTTTATAAAGAAACAAAAATATCAAATATTTATAATAAAATTAATTTTTACAAATGGGCTATTTAAATAATACCGTAGTCACAATCGACGCAATTCTTACTAGAAAAGGTAGAGAACTTTTAGCAAAAAGTGACGGAAGTTTTAAAATTACACAATTTTCACTAGCAGATGATGAAATTGATTATACTTTGTATAATCCAAATCATCCATCTGGTTCTGGTTATTATGGAGAAGCAATTGAAAACATGCCTCTATTAGAAGCATTTCCTGATGAAACTCAAATCATGAAATATAAACTTGTAACTCTTCCAAGAGGCACAGCTAAAATGCCTGTTTTAGATTTAGGATATGCTGCAATTGTATTAAAACAAGGAGCTTCATTAGCTATCACTCCACAAACATTAAATTTCTTAGGATCCAACCAAACATTTGAAGCATCAGGATATTCTGCAACTATTTCAGATGTCCGCTTAATGAATACATTTAATGGAGTAGGTATTAATACACCTGCTGCTACAGCAGCAAATAGTACAACTACACTAGGAACAAACGTTTCTAAAACAGTAGTTGGTACTACAATTAACTTAACGGCTACTACAATTAATACATTATTTGGAACTAACGCAACTCAATTACAAGCTACATTAACAGTAATAGGCTTAGATTCAGGCGCTAGATTAACAATCCCAGTAACTGTAAATAAAGTATCTTAAAATAAAATAAAATAAAACATGTCATTTACAAGACTTGATCCTTCAGATTTTGTTGTTTCTGCTGATTCAATTACAGCAGCAATCTGGACAAACTATGCTCCTACATTAACTAAATTCTTTACTTCTTCAGTACAAGAAGCAAGTACAGCTGGCGATTACTATTTAAGTGTATTTCAAACTGCATCAACACTAAGTGATGCTGAAGTTCAATTTGATATAGCTTATGGTAATAAACTTGGTAGCGGCAGTTCATTATATAACGCAGCAGTAGCTGAAAATTCACCTACTAAAACCGTCTATGGTCAATATAGAAGTTTAGTTTTAGGAGATGAAAATGCAAATTTTATATTTGGTAATATAACAGCCTCAGATTTTTGGGCTATTTCAATTAGTAGAAATAGATATAAAGAATCTTTATTTCCTGGCTCACTAACATTAGAAATCTCAGGATCACTTGGAGTTGTTTCATTAACAGATGATTCAAACTATGCTTCAACCATTACATTTAAAGACTCAGGTCGAGTATTTAATCTTATTAGTGGCGCAGCAGGTACTGTTAATACTAGTTTAAATAGCAGTGGGTGGACCCCAAATTCAGGTTCATATGGGTGGTTTTTACCGGATATTGGAACAATATTATTAAACCCAACAGCACTATCAGGTAGTCAAGCTAACGCAGGTGGTTGTGGTTTACCAGTAAGTAGAAGTAATAACTCAGATGGACAAAATATTCAAAGAATGTTTAGAGCAATTAGTAGCTCCGCAGCTGCTACATTTACTTTAAATTCTCAAGAAACACTTACTTCTGATTATATATTTGTAAGACCACGCAGTGCAGAATATAACTACTCAGAAAACCCAAGTTTCATTTCAGGCTCAACTGGAGCTGTATTATATAACGATTTCATTAATAATCCTCAAGTTTATATTACAACAATTGGTTTATATAATGATAGTAATGATTTGTTAGCTGTAGCTAAGCTTTCAAGACCATTAAAAAAAGACTTCACAAAAGAAGCTCTTGTTCGTGTTTATTTAGATTTCTAAAGCATGAGTGCTTTTAAACCCTTTCTTGCACAAGATATAATAGTAACCCCCTTGGAATTAAACAAGGGGTTTACTTATGATGGGGAGACTGCAGTAACAAGCTCTGGTATTGATAGATTTGTAGGACAAAATTCAACAACTTTATTTAACCCATTAACTAGTGCTACTACAGGAAATAATAATATAGAATATAAATATTTAGTTTATAACTCTATAAAAGAATTATATTATAGTAATTATTTATCTTCTAGTTATGGTGATACAGCTATACCAAATGCATTAAATTCATTAGCTAATGGAATTATACTTTCAGAAAGTATTCACCAACCAAGCTATGATAATTATCTTCAAAGTACATTAACATTTTCTAGGTTTTTTCCAACTGGAGCAAATGCTACTGTTGGTGTAGTATCTATTCCTAAAAGGTTATATGGTGATAGATTACAACCTAGTAGTATATTAGTTACTAGTAATAACACGCAAATAAAAGATGATGGTGAAGGTAATTTAACCATTGGAAGTGATATTGTTGGAAACGTTATTTATTCACATGGTTTATTAGTATTAACAACTGGAAGTATAGTTGATAACATTACAGGATCATCTATATCATGTTCATTTTCAAGTTCATACACCATATTTGAATCACAATATAAATGTACTATTAGAGAAAATGAATTTAGTTTTACTTTGAATCCTACTGTATTAAGTGGAAGTGGTGGGGCCATTTATAGCTTTGCTACTGGTTCTGATTTTGCTCCATATGTTACAACAGTAGGGTTATTTAATGAAAATCAAGAATTATTAGCAGTAGGTAAATTATCTCAACCACTGCCTTCATCTCATGTGACAGACATGAATATATTAGTGAATTTAGACTTAACTTAAAATGTGGTTATATCAAAATAAGGTTATAGAAAAATTAGAGGACTTTCCATCCAATACATTTGGATTTGTCTATAAAATAACACACTCAGAAACAGGTCAATTTTATATCGGACGTAAAAATCTTCAATTAAAAAAGACAAAAAAAATAGGTAAAAAAGCTCAAGCTTTACAAGAGGGTAAAGGCCGTAAAAAAACTAAAGAGGTTACCTATGAAGAAAGTGATTGGTTAACATATTGGTCTTCATCTAAAATCATACATAAAATGGTTAAAGAACAAGGTGAACAAGCGTTTACACGTGAAATTTTAGAATTTGCCTTTACTTCAAAACATTTAAATTTACTAGAAGCTGAATATCAATTTAAATTAGAAGTGCTACGTAATCCTAAAGCACTCAATGAGAATATACAAGCAAGATACTTTAAAAAAGATTTGGTTTTTTAAAAGAACCTTATTATTTTTAGGTTAATGGTAAATCAAATTTTAGTTAACTTACTGACTGGCTACTTAGGAACAGGAAAAACAACATCTAAAGGTAATCATGCTTTTAAGTGTCCTTCATGTAATCACCATAAATTAAAATTAGAAATCAACTGTGATGACGAATCACCATCATTTCAGTCTTATCAATGTTGGGTATGTGGATTTAAAGGTAAAAAACTAACTACATTATTTAAATTCATTAAAGGAGATATTAATAAACTAAGAGAATTAAAATTAGTTACTGTTAAATTTGTCTCAAAAAATATATTTAATGAAGAAATTGAAGTAGAACAATTATCTGAGCTACCAAAAGAATTTAAACCACTATCAAATATCTCAGAAAAAAATATCGCTGTTAAAAAAGCACTACAATATTTAAAATTACGAAACATTACTCAAAATGATATATTAAAATATAATATTGGGTATTGTGAAAGCGGAGTATATGAAAATAGAATAATAGTACCTTCATATGATTCAAATGGAAAATTAAATTATTTTGTTACTCGATCTATAGATCCAGACGCATTTTTAAAGTATAAAAATCCTAAAATATCTAAAGATATTATACCGTTTGAATTGTTTATAAATTGGGATTCTCCAATTGTATTATGTGAAGGAGTATTTGATGCAATAGCAATTAAACGAAATGCTATTCCATTATTAGGCAAAATACTACAGCCAGCATTACTTAAAAAATTAGTTCTTTCCTCAGTTAAAAAAGTTTATATTGCACTTGATGATGATGCTCAAGAAGAAGCATTAAAACACTGCGAATATTTAATGTCTGAAGGAAAAGAAATTTACATAGTAGAATTAAATGGTAAAGATCCAAGTCAAATTGGGTTTGAAGAGTTTACTAAAATAATACAAAAAACTAGACCATTAAAGTTCTCAACATTATTAGCTAAAAAATTATCTTTATGTTAGAAAAAGGACAAAATATAAACAAAAAAACACTTAAATCTTGGATTAGTACTGATACTGAATCTCAACGTATTAATATTTTAGATCAACGTTTTTATAAGAGAAATGGTAAGTATTATCCATCTGTAACAAGTATTCTTCAATATATGCCTAAAGGTAAATTTTTTGAAACTTGGTTAAAAGATGTAGGCCATAATGCTGATATAATTGCTGGAAAGGCTGCTGAAGAGGGAACTCAAACACACAATGCAATTGAAAATTATTTAGCTGGAGAAGAAATCTCATGGTTAGATGAAAATGGAAATGCTAAATGTTCTCTTGAGGTTTGGAAAATGATTTTAAAATTTGAAGAATTTTGGACTAAATTTAAACCAACCCTTATATCATCAGAACAACACCTATTCTCAGATGAATGTGAATACGCGGGTACTAGTGACTTAGTTGTTGAATTAAACGGTAAATTATGGCTACTTGATATTAAAACATCTAACTCACTTCATACTAGCTATGATCTACAGTTAGCAGCATATGTTAAAGCATGGAATGAATTTAATGAGAAAAAAATTGATAATATTGGTATAATTTGGTTAAAATCAAGTAAACGTGGTGAAGACAAATCAGGTAAAAAAATTCAAGGTAAAGGTTGGGAATTATATGAATCTCCACGTTCAATTGAAGAAAATTTTACCCTATTCAAATCAATTCACTCTATATATAAACTTGATAACCCATCACCGGAACCAATTCTAAATAGTCTTCCTTTAAAAATTAAACTAGAAAAATAGATTGAATATTTATATTCATGAAAATAAAAGACCCATATGGCATTAACATGTTTGCTCGAGAGCTAATGCGTGAAGATTCATATAATGGTATGACTTTTGAAGAAGCATTATTATCACTAACTAAATACATGGTTAATCAAGGTTTAGATATTAAACCATTACCTAAGGTAAAATTGATTAAAAGTGATATTGAAAATGCTGAGAATATTTTAGGTAAAACTGCTTATTATGATCCAAACAGTTGCTCAATAACATTATATACTTTAGGAAGACACCCCAAAGATATTTTGCGTTCATTTAGCCATGAAATGGTTCATCGTATTCAAGACAATGAAGGTAGATTAGGTAATGTAAATACTACTAATACTAATGAAGATAGTAATTTGCAAGAATTAGAAAAAGAAGCATATCTAAACGGAAATATAATTTTTAGAAATTGGGAAGACTCAATAAAAAATAAATAAAATGGCCAAAGGAATCATTTCATACGATACACCAGAAGAATTAAAAAAAAGATTAGAACTATTTAAAAATGCCATAACGGGTAAAGAAGGAAGTAGTGGAGTACAAAGTGCTAATGTAAAAATAGAATTTAAACCAACTAGAATACTTAATCCTGAAACAAAACAAATAGAAGACTCCACAGTAGAAACTGCTGTTTACTATGATAATAAAACAGGAAAAGAAGTAGGATATCTTAAATTTCTTCCATCTACAGACAGCGATTCTGAATACATAATAATATCTGGGGGCCCTGAAGAAAGTGCAATTTATAGCAATGCTGAAAGTAAATTTACAAGCCACATTAGCGGTCGCAC